GAGCAACCTTTTGTTCTAAAACATTACATATAGAGCAATGCGCTGTTTTGCCAAATTTGACAAACTTTTATTTCAATTCTAGGTTGTACACCGGTTCGAACCGACAAATTCAGAAGGATTGGAAGATACATAGGTTTGCAGTGGCTCTTAGCAGACTGCTCGCAGCTGGGTCTTCGGCTATACTCCAGGAGTATCCGTTGCAGATGTGCGAAATCTTGGGTGTTAGTACAATTAATGTGCGAAGTACTATTTCAGAACTAACTCGGGTTGTAGTTGATAACAAGGTAGACTACTTTAAAATGTTTGGAGATTTTTGGAATGACCAAGAAATTAGCTCTTCAGATGACGTTGACCTATTAGTGGTCCAAGAAGCTAATAGGGAAGGCATCAACTTAGATGTCATGATGGAACGCCCTGAAGGTAACGTGAAGTACTGCCTGATGTCTGGGTTTAAAAATAAAAACTCAGTAAGAGAGAAGAGAGAAATAATGAGCGGAAATCGCACTCAAGAAGCTAGAAATTTAATGGCCCACTTTTTCCATCCTGATGGTCAACCAGTCAGGATTTCAGCAGGTGGGAGAAAAGATATCGCTGTTGGGTCTATCAAACAGCATCATACTGATACTGCAAGTGAGCAAATTAGATTGTTTAGATTCCAGATGCACGACCTTAACACTTTAGGATATGTGTACCACCCAGCGGAGCATTGGTATAAATTTAGCTCCACTAACAGGATTACATCTCCAGTGGGTCCCCAGAATACGGAGTATTTAGTTACTTCATATAATATAGTGATGGAAGAGACTGCAGCAGTGACTAACATGCAGGGTAGATTTTATGTGTTACACTCGAATGTCGATAATTTAAGCCCTGAGGATATCAAGCAGCACCCTAATACGATCCCTATCAGCATAAGGGATACTGTTATTCAAACGATGGTTCCTGATACGCCTAATGACTTGCTTTTCATTAGATCACCAACTGATTCAGTGGTGATGGAAAGATTCGTCTATGTGTTAGCAGATGGTACGAGCACAAACTCCCGAATCGCGGTTACTATTAGTGTTAAATATGAGTTTGTGATCATTAATCAGTACAAAGGTATCGCTAGTTCAGCGCAGAAAGTCGGAGGACCTAGGCTATTGGAATGGATATCTGAGGCTGCTGGTAAGTTCAATTCGATGTCTCCGGACTCGAAGCGAGCATGGATGGACAATTTGGCTAACATGTATCGGACTGGTTTGTCTATAACACAAGCTATCACGAAAGCTCCGAAAGCAGCAGCGCCCGTGTTAGCATTGATGGGTAGTTATAACATGGATAGAGCTGGTTCTAGGACGTTGTTCAGGACAGCACCTTTGAAGAAAGTTGCTAAGAAGAACGGCAAAAAGAAGAAGAAGGGAAATGGAAAGAAGGGTAATGGAGGAATGAAGTTCGCCGGATTTAAGAGGGTGAACGTGAACAACTACGAATACGTAGAAGGCGCGGGTGAGAGCCACCCACGATTGTTGACGGTAGATGGTAAGACTTATGTGGCCGTTGACTCAATCCACCCGGAGGAAGCTAGAGAATACTGGCTCCGATGGGCAAAAAATGTCTTTGAGGAGTTCAGTGGACGTCAACCACTTAGATCCC